CATTCGTACCGCTCTTGCAGGTTCGTTTGATGCTACTGATCCTATTGGTAACGCTGGTGGCGGTGCATTGAACATTGGTACTACTGGCGATAACGTCGTTGACGGTCTGCTTGACCTTGCTCAGAAGTTTGACGAAGCCGATATTCCCCAGGGAGATCGGTTTGCAGTCGTGACCCCCGCGACGTTCTATGCCGTTCTGAAGGCTGCGGGTGATGCCGATGTTAGTGGGGCAATCACTAACCGCAACTTTGGAGGCACTGCCAGCCCGACTCGCGGCGATCAGGGTCTTATGGTCGGTGGTGTCCAAGTTCTGATGTCCAACCACATCCCCACTGCCAACGAAAATGACGCTGGTGGCGGTACGGTAGACACGGTTCTTGGTTCAACTCTGGCCCGGAATGCCCCGTTTAACGACGCGGGTATCGCTGTCGCGGATTCCGATGAGGGCTACTCCGGCATCGACTTTACCAACACCGTTGGCGTGGGCTTCCACCGCTCCGCTATCGGTACGGTGAAGCTGCTCGACCTTGCGGTTGAGAGTGACTACCTTGTCCAGAACCAGGGTACTCTTATGGTCGCCAAGTACGCGATGGGTCACAACTACCTTCGTGCGGAAGCTTGTTTCCAGCTTACGAGTGCCTGATTTTCGGCCATACAACTAAAGGGTGGGGTCTCCCGCGAGGAGGCCCGACTCATTTTTACAAAGGTTATAACCAATGGCAATGACTACAACCACCCAGCTCAACGCAATCAACACAATGTTGAGTACCGTAGGCGAGGCTCCGGTTAACAACCTGACTACGGTCAACGCAGATGTGCGAATGGCTGAGTCCATACTTGACGAAGTTTCAAGAGAGGTTCAATCTCAGGGTTGGTACTTCAACACAGAAAAAAATGTGCAACTAATCCCTGATTCTTCTGGGGAAATAAACGTACCAAGTCCCGTGGTTCGTGTGGACTTGGAAAGTGAAAATGTAGATGTAAATCACGATGTAATTCTTCGTGGCTCGAAACTTTACAACCGGAAAAACAATTCTTACATTTTTACATCGACTTTGAAGTACACCACAGTTTCCTTAATGGAATGGGATTTTCTTCCGGAAACGGCAAAGCGGTACATAATGATTCGAGCCGCTCGCATTTATCAGGATCGTTTGTTGGGTTCTGAAAAAGTTTCAACGTTTACACGAGGGGATGAAATGGCGGCGTTGGTCTCGCTTCGCCAGTTTGAAATGGATACCGCAGATTATTCAATCTTTGATAATCAAGACGTTTCTAGAATTATCGACCGAACCTCTGTAATTAACCGCGTCAATAGGGGCTGAAATGTTAGTTAGCAAAACTCTTCCTAACCTTATGAACGGGGTGTCTCAGCAGCCGGATGCATTAAGGTTTGATACTCAATGCGCCGCTCAAGAAAACGCATACCCAAGTGTTGTTGAGGGATTAACAAAAAGACAGCCTACAGAGCATATATGTCGAACGGCTTACACAGGGGATCAGGATACTTTTGTTCACACGATAAAACGTGAAGATCCTGAGCGATACACCGTCATAATCAGAGAAAAATCTATTCGAGTTTATGACCAAGACGGCAACGAAAAAACAGTAGAAATCCCTATAACTGCGGGGGCAAGCAATAACGACGTTACTTATTTGGACACCGCCACCCCTTCAACTTCTTTGAAAGCAAATACAATTGCAGATGTGACCTACATTTCCAATTCGGAAATCACGCCCACAATGCAAGGGACAACCCCAGGGTCTTCTGCTGCTCATGAGGCCATTGTGTTTATTGGACAGGCACATAACTCCACGTACACGATGACCGTAAAACAAGGAAACAACTCTGTTTCCGGGTCTGCTGACGGCGGTGAAACACCATCAGCTACTGCTATTGCTTCTGATTTAGCAGGCGATATTAACAATACATCCTCATCACAGTCTTACACGGGTGCAACTAGCAGCGTGGATTTTGTTCAATCCGACATTAGTTTTGATAAATCTGTCCACGCGGTCTGCCAATCCTTCAGAGTGTCTAATACAGAGCCTATTACATCTTTTACTTGGCGAAGCGATAGGAATACCTTAGATACAACATACACTTGGGAAATTCTTCCAGACAATAGCGGTGTTCCTAATTTTAGTGCGACCCCATTAGCAAGTACAACTTCTTCTGGATGCCCTGCAAACGAATCAAAAACAATTACTTTTTCTGGATCAGTTTTTACGCCCAGTACCGGAACCACCTATTGGTTAGTTCGGCACATAGAAATACTTTCGGTTCCCCGCCGTTACAAGCCGCAGCCTCGTGGATGGCTCTATAACGCAAGCGGAGATTACCCAACAAGCGGGCTTTTTATCGCTTCTGCGTACTTTAACGGTGCAGCGCGAACCGGCGATATGTGGTTCCAGATTCACCAACAACAAAGCAGCGGCAACAACACTTCAATCACTGCCGTATCGTCTGGCCCAATCGTGTACCTATCTTCTCCAGAAGATTTTTCTGTAACGGGAACCAACAGTTTTTCAGATTCTTACATTCAAGTTTTTAAAAACAAAGCCCAAAAACTTTCTGCATTGCCCGTGCAAGCAAAAGATGGCATGGTGATTGAAATAGAGGGCGAGCCTGACGCAGGGATTGACGACTTCTATGTAAAATTTGTTACAAGTGCGGCGGGAGAAAGCATTGGTGTAGGGGTATGGGAAGAAACAGTAGGCCCAAACATTGAAAATGGTTTAGAGTTATCCCCCTCTAAAATGCCTCACTTGCTGATCAAGCAAACAAACGGCACGTTTGTATTTAAACCGGCAGACGGCGAAAGCCACACGAGCACGGGAGATGGAACGCCCACCTATGACTACTCAAAGTTTGCTTGGGGAAAACGGATTGCTGGAGATGTATTAACAAACCCTGACCCCACCTTTGTGGGCAATTCCATCAACAATATGTTCTTGTACAAGAACCGATTTGGAATCCTGTCTGGGGAAAACATCATTCTCAGTGAGGCTGGAGAATACTTTAATTTCTTCCGCACCACGGTCATTGACCTCTTGGATACGTCTGTAATTGATATTGCTTCCGCCAGTAGTGAGGTCTCGATTCTTCGGCACGCTTTGCCTTTGTCTGAAAGCCTAGTAATCCTCTCCGATTCCGCTCAGTTTATTCTTCAATCAGATACGGCACTGACGGCTAAAACCGTTTCATTAGCGAGGGCGACTGCCTACAACACAATTAAAAACACCCCACCGGACTCCGCTGAAAACTCAGTGTTCTTTGCTTTTAATCGGGGGTCGTTTTCGGGGGTTCGTGAGTATCTGTCTACCGATCTGGAGCAGAACTACGAAGGAATTGATATATCCACTCAAATTCCAAAGTACATCCCTGGGGAAATTACACACCTTAAAGCGGCGAATCACGACAGCGTGCTTTGTTGCTTGGCTTCTGGTGATACCGATGCGGTCTATGTGTACAACTTCTACAACTCAGATACCAAGAGGCTGCAAAGTGCTTGGCATCGTTGGGAGTTTGGAAGTGGATCGAAGATTTACAACATTGACTTCATTGATACACATCTCTATTTGACCATATATAGAGAAGAAGGGGTCTTTATTGAAAAGCTTGCTGTAGAAATAGGTAAAACAGATACAGGGTCTGATTATGTGTCCAGATTAGATCGAAGGTTTACACAATCCACTTCAGGAGTTTTGGTAAGCGGGTCTACCATTACCATGCCCTACAAAAAAACCCCAGGGCGAAACATCGAGGTCATCACCACATCCGGTGAAAGAATCTCTGTAGCTTCTCAAACCAACGGCTCAAATTCAATCACAATGGTCAAGGACATGACGGGCGTTAATTTTTATGCTGGCGAAGCCTACACCATGTCATACACGTTTTCTGACATTACTTTGAAAGAAGGGACGCAAACGGGCGGTCTTGCAGTAATCACAGATGGAAGAATCCAAGTTCGATACGGGACAGTCACATATAGTGATTCAGGGTTTTTCAAAATCTCTGTAACTCCTAATTTTCGAGATACCAGTGACCACGAATTTACTGGCCGCATTTTGGGAGAAGGCACAATGACTTTGGGATCTGTGCCTTTAGAGTCTGGGGAATTTAGGTTCCCTGTTTTCTCTAAGGCAGACCAAGTAGAAATTACATTGACAAACGACACGCCACTTCCTTGTAAACTTCTTTCAGCGGAGTATGAGCTTTCATGGAATCCCAAGGTACGGAGGATGTAACTCTTTCTGTTCGGCCCTCTCGCAAAGAGGATTGTGCGTATATTGCAGAAAACTTACGGGAGGCAGATCGTAATGAAGTACAGGCGGTGTGTGGTGCGTGTAACCTTGAGGCACTTTGGAAAGCGTGGGACCAAACAGAAACGCCGTACACTATCATCGACGGCGAAACACCTGCGGGTGTATTTGGTGTGGTTCCGGTTAAACCCGGAGTAGGAGCCATATGGCTTCTTGGCACCGACGCACTTGTTCAAGGCCGTTGGACTTTTTTGCGAGAGTCAAAAAACTGGCTTAACAAGATTGCGAAAGACTATGATCTTTTATTTAACTATGTTGATGAAAGAAACGCTATCCATATAAAATGGATTGGATGGTTAGGTTTTACATTTATTAACAGACATATTCGACACGGCGTAGAACAACGCCCATTCTTAGAATTTGTGAGGATTTTCTAATGTGCTTATTTGTAGCTCCTGTTGCGGCGGC